ATGGCAGAAAGTCTCTAATGTTGGGGTATGCTCTGGAGAATGGGCTAGAAACAATCAAGAAATTTGTGAGGGGGATATATTGAAAGGATATGATAATTTCCATGACACAAGCCAATATGGAGTTGTAAAAAGGGATATTGGTAGTATTAAGTTATATTTGGAATGGCATTATTTAAAGAAACTTGAAGGAGAATGGATAGAGCTTATAAATAAAACAGAAATATATCATAGCAGAGATTACAAAATAGTTGGTAATGAATATGAGAACTTAGAGGAAGTCAGAACAGAGTTCTTAGAACGTAAGGAGAGTCTTGAGAATGAATATCTTAGCTAGTGCGATATTAGTAATAGGAAGTTTTATACTGGTAGAGTTTATGAGTATAGATTGAATCTAAAAGAGTGTGAAAATTGCGACAATAAAAGAGGTGTATAAGAATGGATGATAGATTAGAAATGATAAATGCTTCTGTAAATTATATACAGATGATATGTGAAAGTTCAAATATAGCTATTATAGCAGAGCGAGGAAGAGTTAGAATATTAGATTTAGAAACTAAAGAAAAATATGATTTATTAAAAAATAAACTCGAGGAAATGTTAGAAGAAATATAAGTGAAAATATCTAATTAAGACAGTTTAGAGAGTTACAAAATATCTTTTAGTATAAATTATTGTTGAAGTGTTTTGTGACTCTCAAAAATGAAAATAAGGAGGCGTTGTATTGCTTACATTTTTAGATTTATTCGCAGGGATAGGTGGCTTTAGGCTAGGGATGGAAAAAGCAGGACATAAATGTTTGGGACATTGCGAATATGATAAATTCGCAAATTTAAGTTATAATGCCATGCACAAACCGAAGGAGGATGAATGGTTTGAAAGAGATATTAGAGAAATTAGAACAGAAAATATCCCAAGAGCAGATGTCTGGTGTTTTGGATTCCCATGTCAAGACATTTCTGTTGCAGGGAAACAATTTGGATTCAGAGGAGAACGTTCAAGTTTATTTTTTACAGTTACAAAACTTATTAGAGAACTCAAAGAAGAAGATAGACCCAAGTATTTACTTATTGAAAACGTTAAAAATCTACTTAGTGTTAATGGAGGATTTGATTTCCTCAAAGTTCTCGTTGAACTGGATGAAATCGGCTATGATGCAGAGTGGCAAGTTCTTAATTCTAAAAACTTCGGAGTACCCCAAAATAGAGAACGAATATTCATTGTTGGACATTTTAGAGGACGAAGTACACGAAAAGTATTTCCTATCGAAAGAAAAAGTGGAAAAAATCTTGAGCAACTAAATAATCCAACTCATAGTACAAATAGAATTTATGATGCAGTTGGAATTGCTAGATGTATTAGAAGTCAGGCAGGAGGTGGAGGTGCTAAAACAGGTCTATACTTTATAGACTTAAATAAAAACTCTAAAGTAACAATAAATGCTAGATGCCTTAAAGCAAAATATAATGCAGGTGTGACAAATAGAAATTGTGATAATAGTGGAGTTTTAGTTAATGCAGTTTTAACGCCCGATAGGGTAAATAAAAGACAAAATGGTCGTAGAATTAAAGAAAGCGGAGAACCAATGTTCACACTAACAGCTCAAGATAAACATGGAATTTTGAAAAATGGAGATATAAGAAGGTTAACACCAAAGGAATGCTTTAGGTTGCAAGGATTTCCGGATAAATATTACGAAAGAGCAGCAAGTGTATGCTCAGATAGTCAACTGTACAAACAAGCGGGAAATGCTGTTACTGCAAATGTTGTATATGAAATAGCAAAAAGAATGGGCTAAGAGTTGCAAAATGTCTTTTAGTATGAGTATTGTTGAAGTGTTTTGTAACTCTCAAAAATGAAAATAAGGGGTGAATAAATGTCAAAGTATGTGCTTAGATGGCAAAAAGGGTTATTGTTGGATGAACGTAAGATAAATTATTCTTGTGGAAGTAAGGAAATGTTAAAACAAAAAGCAGAATTATTAGCTAAAGATGACAAGATACTGCTTGTAACAATAGATAAAGTTGAAGAAGTTATAAAGGATACTAGAAGTCAAAAAATGACTGAATATTATTGTGATGGAGGAATTGAAATATGATAATACACAAATTTATAATACATGTTTTAGATAAGAATAGCGATACACCAATACTAAATGACTTTGAGGGTAGGGTTAGTCAAGATATGGATCTATTTTTTCAGAAGAAGATTAAGACAGTATCAAGAGCTAAAGACATTAGAACAGCAGTATTTAATGACTATAGTAACAATTTAATTAAGAAGTGTTGCGAACAAATTATTTATGATGAAAGTTCATTTTTAAATAACTCTAAAGAGATTGCAGCTTATTTATTTGATGTTATGAAATTGAATGCTACATTAGAATCTTGCGACTTAGCAATTTGTTTATACTCTCAAAAAGATGAAAAGAAAGTTGCTATATTAAAGCTTGATTACAACAAGTCATATACTCATTCAATCGAGTTTAAAGATGATAAATTTAATATACAAATGTCTAAAAATGAAATTAATATACAAGAGACTAAGACAGTAAAAATTGCTGCTTTGGTTGGTTTGAGTGGAATGAATGACGAATATCATCTTAGGGTTTTAGACAAGGATGCAGAAAAGGAAGAAGCTAATTCTAAGTTTATTACAGAGTTTCTAAATGCTACTAAAGTGAAAGATGACAAGTACAAGACTAAGATGTTTAAAAGTACAGCCGAAAATTGGATAACTAATGCTCTTGGAAATGATATAAAACAGGCAGAAGATGTAAGAAGTATATTAAATTATACTTTGAAAGAAAAGCATGAAATTGATATAAATAATTTTGTTGATAAAACAATTAAAGATGATAAGTTAAAAGATAGCTTTAAAGAACATATGGAAGAAAAAGGTCTTGATAAAGGATTTAGTATAGATAAAAAATGGGTTGAGAAAAAGCTTAAAAAGAGAAATATAAAAACTGACAATGGCTTTGATATAAAAGGTAATCTGACTGATTTTGAGGACCCAATGAAATATACAGTAAGACAAAATCAAAATGGGTCTATAGATATAATTATTAAGAATGTAAAATTTTACGAAGAAAAGTAGGTGAGCATATGACTAATAAAGAAATGTGCAAGTCAAAGAATCTTGATGAAAGAGAAATATATAAGGAATTTGGGAAAGAGATTTGTGCTAGTTGCATAAGCGATAGGGTAGATTGCGAAAGTAAAGATTGTGATATAGCATATGAGAATTGGCTAGAGAAGGATGCTGAAAGATAATTATAAAAATAAAGTCAAGGTAAGTTTGTGAATGAAACTAGAATGTTATAGACTTACTTTGACTTATAGGAAGGAGGTGAGATTATGATTACTACTCAAATGTATAAGATAAATAATGAGATATTTCTAAATGATTTATGTTTAGAAGAAAATAAGGAAATGACCATATGGGTAGAAAAGAATAAAGATACACATGAATTTATATGGTTAAAAATAGCAAATGTAAATGGCAAGTTAGCTATATTTATACAAGATATTGAAAATGCAGTAATAAAAGAATGGCAAGGTCAAATAGCATATAAAAAAGTTATATATCAAATAGAATATGAACAAGTTGAAAAAGGTGAAATAGACTAAAACTTTTAAAGGGTGTGAGCTTATGATACATGAATTAAAAATATTACCTCAATATTTTAAAGAAGTTGTAAATGGGAACAAAAATTTTGAAGTTAGGAAGAATGATAGAGGTTTTAAAAAAGGCGACTTGTTGGTGTTGCAGGAATTTGATGGAGAAAAATACACAGGTCTTGAGATACGCAAAGAAATTATTTATTTACTTGATAATAGCAATTATCTGCAAGATGGGTATGTTGTTTTAGGAATAAAATAAATGTTTTGTGACTAGGAAGTGAGTTTATGAAACGAAGAAGATGCAGTTGGTGTGGCAAGCTGTTTTATCTTAAGGAAAAATCTAAGGAGATTTATTGTTGTAAGGACTGTAGAAAGAAGGCTAATAAGAAAAATAAATAGTGGAGGTATTAATATGCAAAAAGATGTTTGGTTATATAGCTGGGATAACAAATATTTAAGTAGTGATGAGTATGAAAGTAAAGAAGAAGCTATCCAAGCAGCTAAAGAAGAACTTAAAGAGTTTGGAAATTTTGGAGAAAGTATTTATGTTGGTAAAAAAGAGGAAGTTAGTATACCTAACATAGATATAGAAGAAGCATTAGAATGTATTCAAAAAAAGATTGATGATGAAGTTGGAGAGTGTGGGGAAGATTGGTTTGAAAATATATGTGTTGAAGATATGATAATACTTAGTAATAGGGTAAACGAAGTATTTGAAAAATGGATAGATGAATTTGGATATAAACCATATTGGTTTAAGCTTACAGATAAAGAAGAAATAGAACTAAATGAGGTAGCCAATGAAAGTTAATTTTACAATAGATGGAGAACCAAAGGCGAAAGCACGTCCTAGAATGAGTACAGCAAATGGTAAGGCTTATACACCTGACCAAACTATATTATATGAAAACTGGATTAGACTCATGTATAACTCTACAGTAAAGCATTTCTTTGAGGGTAATGTGAAAATGACAGTTATTTGTTACTTTGACATTACTAAAAAAGATAGAGAAGCACTACAGAAAAATAAGGTAAATACTAAAGCGTATAAGAATGCTATAGACAAGGTAGAAGGGTTAATAAGACCAAATAAGAAACCCGATTTAGACAATATAATTAAGTCTGTAGCTGACAGTTTAAATGGTATAGCTTATAAAGATGATTCTCAAATAGTAGAAGTAGTGAGTAAGAAATATTATAGTGACAGACCAAGAGTTGAGGTTGAACTGGAAGATGTTAGTTAAGGAGAATATTAAGGTTAATAATATGAAAAAATTTATTTATATAAATAGGCATAGAGTATATATAAGAAATTTATTTAAAATATCAGCTATATACAAAGAAAATCATTATATTAGAGAGTTTAAAAGTGAATGTTTATCTAATAATACTTTAAATGCAGTAATAGAATCTTCTGTAAGAATAGGATTTGGTAGTAAGTAAAAAGAAAAAAAGGAGCATTACTTCACGCTCCTACTTGTCAAAAATATAAAACTTTTATATGCAAATATTATTATAACATAAATAATTGATAGGAGTGTGTGAGTATGTCTAAAACTAAAAAAGAGTTTTTTAATGCAACTAAGAAACAACTTTCTAATTATAAACAATTAAGTACAAATATAATAAAACTAAAAAATGAAATACAAATGTTGAAAGATAATTCGGTTGGGGATTTAATGAAAGGGATAAGTTATGATAGTGTCAAAACAGGTAAAACAAACAAAACTAGCAATATGATTGAGGATGCTATTGTTAATGTATCAGACTTAATAACAGAAAAAGAAATAGAGTTATATGAAGCAGAAATAATTAAATCTACAATAGATTTAGCCATAAGAAATTTAAAACCTATACACAGACAAATTATTGAACTTAAATATATAGATGGTCTAATGTGGCAAGAAATGGTTGATATAGTACATTTAGAAGAAAGACAATTAAGTGTAAGAGCTAGTCAAGCTATTAGCTCAATATCAATAGCACTGTTTGGGAAGAAAGCATTAATAGAGCAAGAACCACTTTTTGAATTGTTAGATTACAAACTAAATTAAAAAGTAAGAGTAATTTTGAGTGCTGAAAATGTGCAGGTTTTTTTGTTTTAGACATGAGATAATAGTATTGTGGAAATAAAGATTTCCCTCTCAAAACTTAATATTTGACTAGGGTTAAGGGATTGCCCTAGTCACTACGAACAGACTAGGCAGGGCGTGAGGACGCTGTTAGTTCAATTCTAACTATGTTCAAAACCTATTAATACACTATATGTAGATATGCTGGATTAAAACGGAATTTAATTCAAATGTCTAAAAGAGTGGGGCTTGGTAACCTCACTCAATTTGCAAGGACTGGTGTGTAATCTTAGGTTCGATTCCTAAAACTTGCTCCCTTAAATATAATATGTATCCCCAAAAAAAGGCTTAGATTAAATTCTAAGTCTTTTTTTAATAATTAATGTAGATAATAATATTTATTGCTAAAATGATGTACAAATATGATAATATAAATTACATAAAGATATATAAATAGAGGGGGATTATAAATTTGTTAAATGAAAAGAATCTAAAGAACATAAAGAATATATTACAAATGGTACAAATGAAACACCTTAAAGATTTTGAAAATTGGGGAATTAATAAACGAAAAAAAGAAACTGCTATAAATAGCTTGATAAACATAATACAAAATGATGGAGAAAAACTAGATTATTTTAAGGAATGGATATCAATCTTTACAATAGATGGTCATAATAATTATTATGTTTTTAATTACAATGATTCTGACTTGGAATTGGAAGATTTAAAAAACATAGTAGAAGATATAGTAAGTGAAAATTTATTGGAGATTGATACTAGTGATTTAGAAGAAACTAAGGTCATATATAAAAAAAATGATGTCATAAACAAAAGATTGATTATAAGATTTATTTCTCCAGCTTTAATTAGCTGTAAAAATGAAAATGAGAATGGGAATATAGAATCTGGATTAGAAAAAACTTTTTATTTTGCAACTTTATTTCTAGACTTAAGTTTGAAACAAATAATAGTTTCTATACCACATACTGTAGGTATAAAAAGCATAGATAATATAGAGGCTAAAGCAAGAGATTTCTCAGAAATAGCAAAATATTATGTATCAAAATTAGAAGATTTGTTAACTACTTATAATATACAAATAGAAAAATACAATGATTGGATATATGATGCTACATATGAGCTTGCTGAGGAAGGCAGTGCTCATAATAATCCTGAGATAAACAAAAAATATGAAGAAAATATTGATAAAATAGATGAATTCGCAAAAAAGATAGCTATTGCTTCTGGAATAACTGATAAGGCTATAATAGAAAATTTCAAAGAGGGAGTGGGAATACTCTATGAGAATATTCTAATAGACGAATTTGGTGTGGTAGAGGATGAAAATCAATACAGTACTTTTGTGCAAAATGGTGATGGAGTAAATTCATACTGTAGAGTTGGGTCTAAAACAGCAACCCTAAAATCAGGAAAGGGACATGCTATAGCCAAGACATCTAGAAACAATGAGGATGTCAAGAATTTAGGTGTCATGAAATCATTCAATGGAACTTTATCCAGATTTTTAATTGAAGTCTTAGATAAAGAATTATATTTAATAAGAACAGACACTTCTAAATTTATAGAAGAGAGGGTGATTTATGATGTTATACGAAAAGTTGGAGAATATAAGTATACTTTTAGGAAATCAGAGTAAAGCAAAATCTATAATAGAAGAATTAGAGAAATTAATGAAGAGTGATATCATTACACCAAGATTGCTGGCCAGGAAAACTAAAGTTACACTTTTAGAGGCTACAAGAGTTCTTGAATTTTTAGTTAAAGAAAATGAATTAGAATTTTTTATTGTTGTTGAATGTTCTAATCCAGATAGCGTATATGAAAATGAAATAGGTCACTATAAATACTTCACTTCGATAAAAGAATTCAATGCTTTTTCAAAAGGACAAGAATGCCCAATATGTGGATGTGGTTATAAATACAACTTTGAAGATACAAAAATAGGCTTTAGAAGATTGGAGAAGTGATACAGTGAGTCTAGATACCTTAAAAGAATATCTAAGCATATGTGATGATAATTTAATTTGGGAGCCTTTTTATGATGACAGTATGCTATTAGACGAATTCTCTAATTATATAAAAGAAATAGAATTATCTAAGGAATGGAATAAATCTAAAAATCATGAGAAAGGAAAAATTTTAGAACAATTAGTAAGATTTATAATGTCTAGATTTACAATATTAAGTGATATATCTGTAAATAAGTCTACAACAGATAATGAGCTAGATGTTTTTGTTAAGTTTAATGACAACATACCAATACCATTCTTATGTAATATAAAATCAAAAATAGTATGTGAATGTAAAAACTGGAAAAGTAGAAAAGTGGATGTAGGAATGGTATCTAAACTAGCAGAAATATGCAATAAAAATAATGCGGGATTGGGCATATTTATTTCTTTAAATGGATTGACAGGTAAGGGGTGGCAATATGCTGAAGGAAAAAGAAGAAAATTATATTTATCAGATAAGATGCCAATAATATCGTTTACAGTAGATGAAATAACGAAATTAAAGTATAAAAGGTATAATCTTCTGACTATGATAAAATGTAAAATGCAAGCATTAATAGATGAGATGGAATTTGCTGGAGGAGAATTAAGATTATTAGAAAGTGAACTTGGATTTATAGACTGTTTAAATGAAAATATAGAATCTTTGAAAATGTTGGGTTTAATAACCGAAGTTGAATATAACAATATTAAAGTAAGAATCAATCATAGATATGATATTGTAAACTGAGAACTCCAAACGAGTTCTTTTTTTATTCCCAAAACGACAAACAAACGAGGTGGTGGTGTGCAAGATGTGAAAGAAAAAGTAAAACAAGATTACCTAAAAGGTATGAAACAAAAGGAAATATCAGCAAAGTATGACATTAGTTTAAATACTTTAAAGTCATGGATAAAAAGATACAATTGGGCTAATGAGAAAAAGAAGGGTGCACCTAAAAATAAAAGAGGTGCACCCATAGGTAATAAAAATGCCACTGGTCCTCCTGGAAATAAGAATGCTGAAAAATTTGGTTTCTTCTCAAAATACTTACCTGAAGAAACCCAAGACTTAATTAATGAGATAAAGGATAAAGATAAATTTGATATTCTTTGGGAACAGATAACAATACAATATGCAGCAATAATAAGAGCACAAAAGATAATGTATGTTAAAGACAAGGAAGAAA